TTGCATATCAAAAATTATATTATATAAATCAATATATTTTTATTCATATATTTTTGCATATGACAAGTTTTATATTTCAGGTATTGTCAAAACGTCCCAAAGCAGGTGATAAAATGAAAATGTTTATTTGGGAAGAATTAAGATTGCATTCTATGATATTTGCATATCGTGCTTGCTTTAGCATTTTATTTCCAGAATATGCTAGAGTTATTATTTTTTTAACTATGATAGCAGCAGATTTAACAACAAAATATGTTGGAGATGATACTTTTACGACAGTTAGAGGGCAACACGATAAGGAAAAATCTTGGAAAAAACAAATATATAGTGTCTTTTTTAGTATGAGTCAAATGGGTGCTACAGCTATTTGCACAGGTTGTTTTCAACCAAATTACAATAAATTTTTGACATTTCAAACGTTGATACCGATTCAAACCTCTGCATTTGGTCTAACTTTGTTAAGAAAAAATATCATAAATAAAACAACATGGCAAATAATTTATTCCATCGAATTAAGTTTGGTTTATATTTATTGGTATTATGAATATGGTAATTTATTTATTATTCCAATGAGCGGCATACCTTATCTTTTTAGAAAATTTGGTCTTTCCAAGTATATAATTTGGTCGTTATTTATATTGATTGATTATTTTCAACGTGAAAATATACATATATTTAATTATGTAAAAATAAAGTAATAATTTTATCTTGTATTACTATAATGGATAAAGTTAGTGTAATTATACCAACATATAATAGATTTAAATATCTATTAAATGCAATAAAATCTGTTAAACAGCAAACGTATCCAAATATTGAAATAATTGTTGTAAATGACTGTTCTACACAAGAAGATTATTATACATTTGATTTTAAAAAAGAATTTGGTGAAGAATTTTATATCATACATTTACCGAAAAATTCTCGAAAAACATTTGGTAATGTATGTGGTGGAGGAAATTCTAGAAATATTGGTATGATGATAGCGTCAGGAACTTATATAGCGTTTCTCGACGATGATGATTCTTTTTTGCCAAACAAAATAGAAAAGCAAGTACAAGCAATGAAAGAAACCAACTGCTCATTTTCTTGTACTGAAGGATATGGAGGAAACAATGCATATAGAGCGGATCAAAAGTATAGAACATGGCATTACAATGGTATTTATTGGAATTCTTTGAAATCTATATTTAAAAATAAACCAGAATTATTAAATAATATGTACAAAAATGAAGTCAACATTTGGAATGCAGAAGCAATAAATACTCATAATTGTATACTTTGTTCATCGACTATGATAAAAAAAGATCTAATTAACAAGGCAGGATATTTTCCATTAAGGCATTACGCAGAAGATTGGGCATATTGGAAAGAAATAATTAAACATACTAATTGTGCTTTTGTTAGAGAACCATTAACCTATATTGATTTAGGTCATGGTGATGGAAGAAATTATTAATATAAGAGATATTAAATAATTACATATAATATATAAAATGGATTATTATATGTATCCTTCGAATGCAAAAGAGGCTATAGTTTCTTATTTTATCAACATGTTAGAATATATTGCAGAAACCAAATTTTTATGTCCTTTAGAAGACATTATGGCTTGTGATTAAACTGTTATCATGATAAAATTCTTGATCGTGTGAATAAAATTAAAAATAAATATATATTATATAAATATGAGTGATTATAGAGTTAAAGGAATTCAAGCTAAATTACCAGTGGGTACAATTCTTTATTATGCGGGAACAACAGATCATTTACCAAGCGATTGGAAACTTTGTAACGGGATGGCTTTATCAAGAACAACGTATCCTGAACTATATGCATTTCTTGGTACTAAATATGGTAATAATAATTCAAGTGACTTTAAAGTTCCTAATCTAAGTGGAAAGAGAATACGTGGACATGGTGATTTTACGATTACCCATGTTGCTACTGACTCAGGAGCGAATACTGTTAGTTTAAATTCCGATCATCTTCCACAACATAGTCATGGTGGTAAAGATTGGAGTCATAATCATAGTTATACTGATAATCAAAAATTTCACGATGCTGGTGGAACCGGAAACCCTAGATACGTGACAAAAGGAAATAGCAGTACAGATGATTCTAATTATACCATGAGATGGAATTCTCACGATGGTGGAACTGGTACTACCGCTAGTCAAGGAAGCGGTACTGCTTTTGCATTGAATCCTGCTTATTTGAAATTATTTGCAATTATAAAAGTAATGTAAATATTATATAATTTGTATATATAATGAGTAATTTTATTGGCTTAGAAGTACCAACTGGTTCAATAATGCCATGTGTAGATTTTGATTTTTCTAATTTAGGAAATGTATGGTTGTTATGTAATGGTTCTGAAGTTAGTAATACTACATATTCAGATTTATATGCTGTAATAGGAGACACATATAATACTGGAGGCGAATCGTCAGGATATTTTCGACTACCAAATTTAGTAGATAAAATTCCTTTATGCGAGACAGGAAACAATCTGGGCGAATATGGCGGAAGTAATAATCATTCATTAGCTACTTCCAATATGCCTAGCCATAGTCATTCATTTAGTCAATCTAGCCATCAACATTTTTTTTCTAACATATATGGAGATGATTTTAATAATGTTGGTGGAGATGGTGGCTTTTATAGAAAATCCGTTTTAGGCGCTAATGATACAGCCAGTAATGTATACAATCCAACATCAGGACATACAGCTGGGGAATCCATGAACACAGGGTATACAGGAAGTAGCACAGCATTTAATGCAGTACCTGCTTCAAAAAAAATATTATATATCATAAAGACATAGTTGCATGATACTAATTGTTTTGATTTATGATATTATTTATATATAAAAATCTATATTTTAGTATATAAATGTCATTCAATAACTCTGATTATATAGAAAATTATACTTATAAAGATAAGGGTGTTCTAATACCAAAAGGTTCAATTATAATGATGCCAATGGTTATAACGGCAAGTGACCCAGATGGATTTTTACGATGTGATGGCAGATCAGTATCTAGTGCCGATTACCCAGATTTATATGCAGTTATAGGTACAAATTTTGGTGGAAATAGTACTAATTTTAAATTGCCTAATTATGAGTCACAATTTTTATATGGTAAATCGAATGTTTCGGGCGAAATGAATGAATCTATTGGAAATAATAATCATACGTTAACTGCGGGCCAATTGCCTAGTCATAGACATTCTTTCACTACAATAGGACATAGTCATACTGGAATTACAAGCGACCGTGCAACTCCATATAATGATGATTTTAATAATAGTGGCGGCGGAGGGAGAGGAATTCATGCGGCTGGACTTCAAACGGTAGGAGATTCATATGGTATTGGAGCTGATAGTGCAGATGCAACTATTACAATCAGCAATACTGGTAAGTCAAATCCTAGTTCATTTAGTATAGTACCATTACATAAAGTAATGGTTTTCTTGATAAAATATTAACTATTAAAATAATTTAAACTTTAAAATTAACATACAATAGTATGTTAAGTTTGTTTTCTAGTTGCATACAGGAAAATAATTGTAAAGAACTTATAAAAGAACAAAAAGAAAATGTTAAAATAGATACTTTACCTTATTTTACAGAAACGATTGATCCATATATTTCTATTTATGAAGAAGCTTTACCTGCAGATTTATGTGATAAAATCATAAAACTTTATGCCAAAAATAAACATTTACATTTTGAAGGCCGAACATTGTCAGGATTGACTAGTGATATAAAAAAAACAACAGATATGTCTCTAACAAAGGGAGATGATTTAGAATTAAATACAATAGATGGTTTATTGAAAAATAATTTGGGACATCATATGGAAAAATATGTTATGAAGACATTAGGTACATGTGATAATAGGTATTTGGCTCAAGGTGAAATGCACGATACAGGTTATCAATTACAAAAATATAATAAAAATGAAGGTTTGTATAACACACATACAGATGATAGTTCTCAAATATTATCAAATGAAATTCATTCAAGAGTTGTTACATTTATATGGTATTTAAATGATGTGTCTGAAGGAGGCGAAACAGTATTTATAAATAAGTGTAAAATAAAACCCAAAAAAGGGAACTTGCTAATTTTTCCGTCTTTATGGACATATCCTCATTGTGGTATGGTACCAGAAAGTAATGATAAGTACATAGTAACAGGTTGGATGTATATGTCTACGAATAATATACAAAATATATAAAATTGAAGATAAAAATAAAAGGTTCTCAATGAAACAAAACAATCATGGAAGACATTGATAATTACATTAAAAAATTAAAAGAGGAACAAGAAATAAAGGATTATGTAGAAAAAGATATATATCATGAAAGGTTGAAAAGTTCAAAAATAAAAAGATATAATCCATTACCACTGAAGCCGCTAGAATATGATATTATAGAAAAAGAAAATATAGAAAATAATAACGTAATAGATATTTGTTTTACAAGATTATGTAATGTTGAAAAACAAATAAAAGAATTGCAACAATGCAATGATTGTCCAATATGTTTTAAATCTTTAAAAAATAACTTTATTCAGCCAAGTTGCGGACATAAAATATGTATATCATGTGGGTTTGAAAATATATTAAAAAATAAACAAACAGGTGATTTATGTTGTCTATGCAGAAAAAGTTTAATTAATTAAACATTATTAGGGTTATATTGTATAGTGTTTTCACCATGTAATTTTTGCATTAATTGTTCTTTTTTCTTTGCTTCATGTTGTTTTTTTAATGCACAACCACGATGATGGGCAGTAAGAGCTCTTACATTCTTTGCGACATAATTACAAAATTCACAAGTATTTTCCTTTGAAGCAGAGGATGCAAACATGCGTGATAAATAATGCTCCAAACTGGGTAATTTTATATCATCAACCTGCGAAATAAGTTTTTGCTGATAATCTTTAATAGTTTTAATATGTGTCAACTTATTATTGATAAAGTTTTGATATTCTTTATTAATATCTCCTAAGAATTCTTTACTCATATTGATATGTTCTCCGCTACCTACTTCTAATTCATTTAAAGAAGATTTAAAATAGTCTATAATATCTACCGCGGACTTAATTTTATCAGCATCGTATTCAACATTATGTAAATATGTGAGAACATTATTATTATGCAATTCTATTTCAAAATTATTTTTATTAGAAATTCCATAATGCTGTGCTAACATAATACCTGAACAATTTTTATTCTCTATATCACGTAAGAATTTTTTTACTTCTTCTTGACCAACATTTCTATCGTAATTTTTATTTTCGAATAATATAATTGGCTTATCTTTTCGTTTTAAAATAATATCACCCGTTTCTTTCGTCGTCCCTACAAATTCAATTTGAGCCGTTGGATATAATGAATGAAGTACATTAAACAATAGGTTCTCGGATATTTTTCCTTTTGACGATGAGTTCTCCATTTTCTTCAATAAATCATTAATATTATTACATAATGTATCTTGTGTAGAATTGTTTGTTGAGGATATATCTTTGATTTCACTGAGCCTTCCGTCTATTCTTTTTTCAGTTGATGAAATAATAGAGTTCATCAAGTTTTGGGAATTAAGTAAAGTACTTGCAAATTTTTCATCTATTGAAGTTGTAAAGTTCTCGAGAACATCTTTTGTAAGAGAAGATTTCATTAATAAATTTGTATCGTTATTTATACTATTTTGTAATTGTGTCAAAGATGAATCTATACTTTTATGCAAATTTTCTTGATTTTTTGGAATAATTTCACTAACCATAAGTTTTGTCTTATCTAACAAAGAATCATTGCATTCGCGAATAATTGGAGCTACCTTATCTGAAACCCCATTTGATAATATCATCTTCATATCATCCATATACTCACGCTTAAAATCCAAAAATTTAAGAGTAAAAATATTACCTATCTCACTTTGGGTTTTATTCATAGAGTTCTCCATCATATCAACTTGAGTTTGAAGAGTTTTCATATTATTTATAAGCATATTTGCTAAATCGTTATTCAAAGAAGGGTTTGCATTTTGCAGCAAGTTGTCAAGTATATCGACAAAAAGTACATTCATAGTTTCAAAATTCAAATTTTTATGAGCTTTATAAAATTCATAAACT